AAGAAATAGCTTATAGGCTGAAAATCAGTAATTCCACAGTAGATTTTCACCGTACCAAATTGTATAAAAAACTGGGTATACAAAGCCTCTGTAATTAATAATAAGTAATGGCAATATCAAAAATGTTATTAAGATCAGCTATTTCTTTATGTAGTATAGAGTTATACAGATTTATAGTTTTTTTATCATGTAAATAGAAAAGCCATCAAATGGGTATTAAATCACCTTTTTAAGGCTGTTTTATCCCTATTTTGATCCCAAAACCGTTACCTTTAAAAACAACTTGACTATTATTCAATTTTGTGCGATATTTTAAATGTATCTAGTAGGATAAAACCTCTAGAAACACTACCCTCGTGGTCCTAAAAATAGGAGTACGGGGGATTTTTTTTGGATGAACATTATTTTATATGATGTTTTGTATCACCATGATAAAAAATTAATTTTCTTACTCTTTTTGTTTTTTTTAATTCTTCATTAATAAATCTTTTTACAGATACAAAATCTGCTGTTTTAGGAACTTGAATAATCAAATTTGGCGCCTGTTTTTTTCCCCCTTGTATAGCATTATGTATAGATGTATCTGAACCATTAGGACTTTTTAATTCCCAAAGATTTGCATTAATTAAATAATCAGGATTTTTCCATCCGTTTATATCCTTTCCTTCGTGAACAGGAAGCATTTTAACATGATCACCATCAAGAGCTCTTTTTTTTGCCATAGCGTAATTTTCATTAAATTCTTTTTTATTTATTTCGTTCTCATGTATATCAATCCAGCCTTTACCGACAATTTCCCGTTTATAGCCTTTCCATAATGAATCAAAATCAGCAACAATATTGTCCAGCATATTAAACTCATTAATAATTCCATAACGAAGCCCCCTTTCAAACATACCTTTAGTCATCATCCAGTAATTGCCGTTATCCAACGGATTTCCCCCAAATCCGTCCATCGGTTTAAACTGTTTTCTAAGGCTTTTCATCGATGGATTTTCAACAATGGTCCCATTACCTATCTCGCTTTTGTATACAGCCTGTAATCCTGTCCTACACTGAAAGTGATAAGGCGGAAATCCGAAAGTTTCCCAGAACGGATGATCTGACGCCATTACAAGAGATTGTTTTCCATCTCGCATGAGACCACGACAAATATCAGATGTGCGACTGTCATCAACTATCAACAATCGCCATGCCGGAGGCGGATTATCTTTGAACTGCATGAGTTTGCCGGCGGTGTATGCTGTCTGTGTATTTGTGCGGTAAACATTTTCCCAATAACCGGGGGTGAAATTTATTGCGCCGTCTTCCGCGGCGATGGCTTTAATGTCTTTCCATGTTGAAGCATAACCTTCGCCTTTTTCCATAGCGGAAATAAGCCGTCCTCTTGCGGCTTCGATATAATCAAGCTGTGTAAGTCGTGAGACAGTGAACGCTCTAAAACGTAATTTTGGCTCAATTTCTTTATCGTAATATTCCACTTTTGTCGTGGGAATTATACCTCTCATGAAAGAAACAGCTTTCTCAAATGGCAAGGGCGGTATTTCTTCATCGGTTGCGTCCAGTTTGCGTGAAGCGTGATCCATTCCAAGTAGTAAAGCGGTAGTGATAAGTATTTGCGTTTCTCGTACAAAATCAGGATCGATATCCGGCAGATACGGCTCATCAACTTGATCTTTTGACGGCGGAGTGTCTGTCTTAGAAAGGCTGTTTAAATAATTTGTGAGAGTATTTGCGATTCGCTTGCTTATCCGTTTTTGTGCGGCGCTGGCAAGTCCGTCCAGTTCGGCAAGCCGTGAATGTTCCAGTACTATATAATCCGTATCATCGGTTTTGGCGGCAGGGCTTTTTTTTTACTGTCATCATTTTTGTTTGAATCTGACAGGGCAAGGCTCGTGGGAGTTTCTTTTATAAAAGTATCCTCTTTATCGCGCGGGCGTGGTAAACCGTAGCGGTCGTACATGGCATCACGGGAAACGGCGACGCCGTGATCTATCGCATTCATAACCTGATCAAAACTGGCTTTACGCTCGGTGTCTACCTCGGCAAGCGGTGGGACCACATTGCCATAACCGTTGAGCTCTACCGCCCAGTTGATAATTCTCTGTATGAGCGCCTGTCCTTCAAGAGCGATGCCTTTAGCGTCCTCATAAAACAGATCGGCTTGCACTTCGCCAAGAGCGAGACTGCCGCCTTCGGTTTTGCTTGTCGCTATGGTTTGTCCTGTAAGTCCGTAGCTGATTTGCGTATCGCAAGCGTCTACGAGTGAAGCGAAACCAATGAGATCGCCCGACATACCGACTTCTGTAATTGAGTCTACATTTCCAACAGCGGCGGCGGAACCAGAAGTAATAGCAAGAAGTTGTTCCGCTATGAGTTTGGCTGTCTCGCGGATTTTATTATCATCTCCTTCGCCCTTAAAAATTGCTAATATGGTTTTGACTGAAAATTTCTCGGTTGCTTGTAACCAGAATTCGTAACCTGCTTTTTTGAACATATACGCCCAGTACACACAACGCAGGACGCTCGTACCGTAGGGATTTTCATCATCGGGGTCATGGTGATATTCCAACCATTTGTACGGATGATCAAGCGGCTTTTTCTCGCCGAAATTGTTAAGATACAATTTCCAGTTATGGTCAAAAACAAATCGTTCCGGTTTGCGTGTAATGATGTTATCTGGAATGTACATACCGTCCTCTAAACGCCAGACTAATTCGGAAACCGAAAAGCCGTAATCAAGACCGGAGTATACCCGTTTGAGTTTCTGGTAGGTTTTTCCCCAAAGATCAAAGCCCTTTACAAAGGCAAAAACTTTATCGGGACAGCCTTCCGGCTGGGTGATATGTATAGGAAAATTGAGCGCTGCTGTTTTGAGTTTATTGAGCAGAGACTTAATGCGCGGATCAGTACGCATCTGCCGATATGTGTCATACGCCGAAAGCGTGCCGGGAACAATGTCATCGGGGTTCGGCATATAGTTAAGAAAACTCCCCAGTACATTGTCGGTGATGAGCTGAGTGGTTAAGGTTTTGGTGTCAGGTTTTTTCATAGTTTCTCCTTAATATTTTTTCCCATGTTTATAAGGTCTTGTTTCGTTGTAGTGCATTTTTGCTGCAATATGCCAACTAAGATTTATTTTATATGTACCAGCAAGATCGCACAGTCTGATTATAGTGTCTGTTATTTCTTCCTCAACAGTTCCACGAACATAAGTCTCATATTCTTCTTTAGTTAATAACGACATTTCATGACCTTTATGTGGATTATCACCTGTGGCATACCATTTTCCATTTCTATCTGCTTCAAGTGCTTCTGATAATTCAGAAACAATTAACATGAGTCTTTCACCAAAATTGATTGGTTGTTCGTGGAATCCTTGCTTTTTTGCATAGGCATAAGCTATATCACGCAAATCATTTAACGTCATTCTTCACCACCTCCTTACCATGTCTATAATTTTCCGTGCCGCCGTATTGGCAGTGATTTTTACCTGCTCTACTACCGGAGACCCACTGCCGGAAGGTATCACTTTGACAGCCAGATACAGACCGTCCATTTGATCGTCAAATTTCCACTTAGGAAAATTAACCAGTTCATTAATCATGTCCTGTGCGCCATCGGCGGGGAAACGGATAACGCCGTTTTCGATCAGCGGAGAGAGAAATCGGGCTTTTGCGTCTTTTGACAGCGAGTTGGATAGTTTTTTAATGGGCAGATAAACATTTTCTTCCGCCGCCATTTTTTGCACATAATTTCCGTAGATGCCGCTGAATACTACGTCTTCCCACGCAATGAGTTCATAGCCATACAGCCGATGCGTGATTATTAGCTGTCTGACGGTTGCCGTTTCACTGCATACCTTTGCCCAAGGTAATAAGACAAAAATAATGCCGGTCTTCCGATGTACAGCGATGGGGATTTCCGCTGTGCGGTCGTGTTTCCCTGTTGCAGGGTCTACGCCGTTAAAAAAGCGCAGTTCGTTTGCCGGGGGTAGTTCACGGTATTCATGGTTTTTTATCCATGAGAGTTGGATAATGCGTTGCTCGTCAGATAACGGTTCGTTATTCCACTCGGTTGAAAAACAGTCAAAGCCCAACTGCTCTCGCTTTTCTTCAAGCGCTTCTGCGGACCAGTATTCAGGCCAAAGCGGAGCACCATCAGGGCGGAAACAGGAGAGCCGCACGGCGATCCAACGTTTGAGCGTTCCAACTTCCACCTCTGCGATAAGCCGCGAAATAGGATCATCGGAATGAAAAATAGTATTGACCCAGATGATAAACGCGGTCTTGCCGAGATTGAATACTACACGCTTGAGCCAACGGGAAATTTTATCGCGCTGTGACGGAGAATCTACTGCGTCATCTTTGAGCACATCGTCAAGAAGGATAAGATCAGGGCGGTACTGGCGGAACCGTGTGCCGCGCATGGAAGCCCCGGAACCTTTGGCTTGTATACAAGTATCGTTTTTAAGTTCTATGCGATCGTCACGCCAGACGTTACCTTTTAGATCAGTGAAGTCGTTAAGCAAAAGTTCGTTTTCTTCAAGTTCAATTTTAATGTTAATGAGATTCTCACGGGCGGCGTCGCCTGACGGACCAATGAGCAGGGCGTAACGGTTTTTGCCGGTAACAATGCTCCATAGAACATAAGCGAATGACCAACGGACCGTTTTGCCGTGTTCGCGCGGTTCTACAAACATAGCGCCGGCAAGACGTTCGGTTGGCTTTAAAAGACTGTGATAACGCTCGTTAATAAACGGTTTAAGGCTGTTAGAAGTGTCTTCTGAAAGTGAGCGTGTGTCTGCCACATCGTATAAAATCTTTTGATAATCCGCGGGGTCTGTAAAGAAATAATCAGGCAGATAGTATTGACAGAAAAATCCGAAATCTTTCCGGGCACGATTGACACGTTCTTTTTGTTCAAGAGAAGATCGGTCATCGCCTACCAGTTCGGAAATAATATCGCCCATTACGCCACCTTTGCGTTATCAACAATTTTGCAAAGCCTCTCCAGCAGATCGGGATCGTGTTTAATGGCGTTTTGCAGTTCGGTTTTTATTTTTTCCTTCGCCTTATCCAGAGCTTTAATCGCTTGGGTACGGAATTGCGAAAGTTTTGCCTGTGCCATTGTAAGTTTTGCGGTTGCATGAATCATTTCGGCTGGATCTTCAAAGTTTATACTCTCAATGTTCCGCAATTCTTTTGCGATAAGCTGTGAGAGATACATCAACATCGCTTCGGATTGTTCCGTGCCGGGATTGTCTTTAAATATCTCCGCCATTTGTTTGGATATTTCCAAGCTCTTGCGGACATCGGCGATTTCATCTTCATATTTTCGGACGGCATGGCGTACCGCTTCGCGGCTCACGGTTAGTTTCAAGCCGTTTTGTTTAAGATAATCGTTGACCTTTTCGGTTACATAGACTATTGTATTTTTACCGCCGTCCCAGTGCGAAGCGATAATTTCTTTTAAGCCGTGCTGATCCGCTTTGCTTTTCTGTCCCATGATTACCCCCTCTGTATGAGGATACCGGGATCGGGATTTATGTTACCTTCCAAAAG